ACAGGTCTTACCAGTATGTTAAAACCCGGAAGTTCTGGCAAAGGCGATGGATCTGATTGTTCCTCCAGATCTGTCACCCAAAGATCATTTTTTATAGCACCACCTAAATTTACCTGTTGCATTTTACTCCTCTTCTTCCATGTATATTCGTTTTTTCACTATGGTTGTCAAATTATCTCTGGCCCATTCCAAACCAGAAATTGAACCTACAATTTGTTTATAATGTGGATAATCTTCAGCAGAACCATTGCCAAGTGTTATCCTGAGTTGGTTTATTTCCTTATTAAATTCCTGGATAATCTCATCCCAGATATCCATCAGATATAGGAAGAACCACTCTTAACAGGCTTGGGAAGTTCCCAAGATGACTCATCCCATTTATTGAGGACACCACGCACGCAACGAATATCCACAATATCTTGGCTGTAGGCATCTCCAAAAGTTTTATCGGTATCCTTCACATGATCGGGATACCCCTTACCCTTCTTCATCATTTTCATTCTCCTTTACTTGATCAATTGCTATTTGAATCATAAGATTTAAATCTTGTTGTCCAACATCTTTAAAATTATTCTTTACATTTTCATTGACTACTCTGGAAACTTCCTTCTGAACTTCAAAATCGAGTCTACGCTCTTCAATCATATCCTTGATCATCAACTCCATTTCTTTCATTTCTCTTTGATGATCTATCTCATGCTCTTTCATTTCAGACTGTGTAATTAACTCTTCAGATTTCAGACCAAGTTTCTCTTCTTCGATCATGGTCTTGACCATCAACTCCATTTTTTTAAGCTCTTTCTTATAGTTTTCCTCAATTTCCTTCAACTCTGTTTGTGTAGCCACATCCATACTCTTCAGATCAATCTTCAATTTTCTATCCAGCTCATCCTTTTTATTTTTGAAGTTATCCTTGGAACCGGACTCCATCATATTGATAATCTGTGAATTTTCCTCAAGCTCGAATTTCTTATTCTTCAATTCCATTTCAGCAGCCTGGGCCTGGGTATTGGATTGAATCTTTTGTTTTTCCAACTCGACCTTGGCCTGTTCTAGAGCAACAAGCTGTTGTTCAGGAGACTGGGCTTGACCCATAGATTGATTGGCATTCATTACTTGCTGGGCTGCCTGTGCCAGGGCCATCTCTATGGCAGCGGGATTACCGGCTTGTTCTGGCGTTCCCTTCATAATTTCCTTGGCAAGACCATTCATTTGTTCTTGATATTTCATGACAGAATGCTCTTGAATATTGGATTCCAAGATAGGTTTAATACGTTGCATGATAGGATTGGCACCATTCATTGGATCTTGCAGGTATGCCATCTTTGTTTGTATGTGGGCATCATGATTTTGCCCTGGAAAAGCTGCAATTGGAATACCCTTGGTAGCTGCCATGATATCCGATACCGGGTCCATCTTTTGAGGCTCGATCTTGGGCGGAAGTATTTCCTCTATATTCGGCATATTGGCTGCATTCAGAATAGTTCTGTTGAGAGCTTCCAGATTGAACATACCTGGAGGTGACTGTTGCGCCATTTGCAGAGCCATATTTGCCATCATCATGCGATGTGCGTTGCTGGGAATATTGGGATCGCTGACTGGAAGAATATCAATACGCCCGTCGAAATCCTTCTTGAATATACTACGATCTTCATAGGGAACGTCATAGGGATATTCCGAAGGAAGATAATCATAATCAATACGGGCAAGTATATTGAATTCATCTTTCTGAGATTTATGAATTCTCTTATGAATAGCCGAGAAGAACTTGCTACTGGCTTCCAGTAAAGCCATTGTAGTTCCGACAGGCCCGTATGAGGCCGCATCGGAAATTACTTGCTCGGTACTATCCGCAAACTTCTGCCCCGCAACAGTTACAAAATTAAGCATTTGATGTAGGGTGGCAGAAGGTTCTTTATAAGGAAGAGTCACAATAGCCTTGGAAAGATCTATGCCGGTTGCCTCAACTTCTTTGAATTCACCGGGTGCTATAGGATCATTATCACCAACCATCCTAACTCCCTTGGCCTTGAATCCTCCCGGTAAATTGGCAAATTGTCCAGCATCTATCAAGGAACGCATAGCTGCCGTGGCACTCATTGTCAGGTTACCAAGAAAATGAATAAGACCTAGGCCGTAGAAACCAAAGCCCGGAACAAATCTATAATGCACAAAGTGACTTATTTTCTCTTTGTTCGGGTCATCCTGCTTATAATTTCTACGGATACTCAGTACTCGTCGAGACTGTTGCTCAACAGTAACAATATAGGGAAGCGACACATCATCATCTTCAATATCGAGATAACAATGCTGTTCCAATAAAATATATTGTGGATCATGATCGGAGGAGGGAGACAACCCAAGGATAGTATCCATCTTTTCTGTGAATGCTGGCATATCTCCCTGGGAAGGTGTGGGAAGATCCACATCTTGATAAACACCTGCCCGGATATCCTTGGCAATTTCCACGGGACTACGATATATTACATGGGTATATCTATCCGCATTTCGCAGATTGGTTGCATAATAAGATATATAGAACTGATCAATGGGAATAAATTCAGAGGCAGGACGTTTCAAGGTAGCATCATAATACAACTTCTTGAAGGCTGATCCTATCAAGGGAAGATGGAACAGCATTCTTTCAAATTCATCGAAATACTCAGGCATCTGCTCTGTGAGCTGATAATTCATGAAGTTCTGAACACGATTGGATTGCAACTCTTTCTCTGGAGTAGACTTGCCCAGTATCTGTGTTTTGACAGGACCACCCACAGGAAACAGTTCTCCTGAAGCCTTGGACTGGAACTTGACAGCCGACTCAATCAGGAGAGGGTGTACTGCCGTGCAAGCACCTTCAAAGGGTTCCGTTCCTTGCTCTAGTTTCAGACCTAGCAGATCAAAGCCTCGCTCGAACATGGACTCCCACTCAGCTCTGGAATCTTTGTCGGCTTCATAATTATCTATAACATCATTGGCAATAATTCCCAGATCGTCTTCATCCAGAGTTTCTGAGAGATCTCCATACCATTCGGCAATATCTCCGGTAGCTTCCATTGCTACATTCTCAGAAAAATCTACGATAACACCACCATCCGTGGGATCAACCTCAAAGGTAGCATCAGCAGTCTCTTCCGTACCAGCCATAGGTACGACATTACTGACTGCCTGTGATATCATTTCAAAAGGATTTTGTTCTATTGCCATCTAAGTCTTTCCTTTTCCTTTACTAATACTAAGATTAAAAAATTCGACCACCTTTTTTATATTCGTCACCTGGATAACCTTCATCATCATCAGATGTATCAGAAATATCCCCCATATCATAGGAAGCCGATGTAATTGCATCAGCTTGATCCTGCGCCTCTTGTGCTGCTAGACTGAAATCAAAACTTGCTCGACCTACTCCTATACCCTGCCAAGGATCTGCTCTGCTAATATGTGTCGGATGGAATCCTAATTCTTCCCGTGCGTCTCTTCGTGCCTTTTGAACATGTGCATCTCTAGATTCTTGCAAAGCTCTCTTTGCTGGATTATAGTCATACGGGTGCATTACAGTAGGATCAGTGAGTGGATTACGGCCAACAGCACCGTGTGTTCCAACAAAATCGCCCAAATTTCCACTGAGGGCTAGTTCCTCTAGGGTCATTTTACCTAATAATTGTTCTTCAAAAGTTTCCCCTATATCATACATTTCCAACGGCTCTAAACCATACTGTGCTCGTATCTCATTTACATAATTTTGTCTCATATGTTGAGTAGCAAGACCCATAAATAGAGCGCCACCTGGAATGGCACCAGCTATACTCGCTGATGCTGCATTCCACATAGGATCTTTATCCCAACTAGTAAGAAAACCTTCAATACCTAGTGGATCATATGTGGGAGGCTTATCTGGCTCAAGATTGGGTCTATTGATAGATGTACATTTAACTATTTTACCCTGTTTATTGTAACAAAGATTAGAAGGAAGAGAACCACCCCTGGCACGATATATTTCGGATAATCCACCACCTTCTTTTCTTGAACGGCGTGGAAGTATAGGATCACGTTCTCGCCACTCTCCTATTGGTGGATCTTTTATTTGCCAGTTATAAAACCAATCATAATCTGGATCAGGTGGACCGCCCGGATGCCAACCAATAGCACCGGACTGGGCCAAAGCTTCATTTCGATCCTGCTCCTTTTGTGCTTCTAGACTGGTAGCAGCAGCCTCATCTAGAGACTGATCCTCTTCACCACTTGTACCAGGGGCATCTGCGGACATACCACCGCCCCCATTCCGGGTAAGAAGGGGAATAAGTTCTTTAAAATCAGCAACTGCTCCACCACCAGCTTTTAGATTAACAAGATTACTCCAATTCATACGATCAAGAGCTGCTTTAATAGCATCTTCTTTTTCTTTTTGACGTTGAACATGCCAGTCTTCTTCGGGATTTAGAGGATTATAACCAACATAATGTTCTCCAGATCGACGGGTATCACCACCCAGATCAGAACCAAGAGCAAGAGACTGAGCTAGAGCATTAGCTTCTACTTGTGCTTCTAGACTAGTAGGAGCAGCTTCATCCAGATCCTCTGCTTCACCACCCTCTTTCCGGGTAAGAAGGGGAATAAGTTCTTTGAAGTCAGATGCATAAGTCATATTTATATATTTTCCCCTTCCAAGTCATACCACTATTATACCACACTTTTCCTGAATACCAAATATTTATCACACATTCCAGTATGTTGCTCTTTTTTCTCTGGGCTTGTCTTCGTATTCCGGGTCATCGGGATGTGTAAGATGCCAGGATTCTTTCATGTAATGCACAGCCATTGTCAGGGCATCCACCTGATCATCATGAGCCGCATTGGGAAATCTTATCAGTTCTTCAATGAGATCATCAGCCCACTTCTTACCTTTGGGTATCCAGAGACGACCCGCTTCCATGATAGGAGAAGCTGCATATACCCTGGCTACCTTGTCTCGATCAGGATTATATTCCAGAACTGGGAGTCCCGACCTTCTCATATCCTGGATTAGAGACTGACCACTGGCTTTCTTCTCCACCATGCAAACATCAGGTTTATGTTTATTATATAATTTCTGTGTGAGTCTCCTAAGTTCGGGATATTCAAACCTTCCTTTGATATTACCTAGCAGAATTAGATTGGGAGCAAAATCTTCATATCCTCCCTCATCTTGATCGTAGAGATGGAATATACCCCATGTTTGAATAACACTAAAATCTGCCGTAGTTCTGGTGGAAAAGGCAGTATCATAGGTTTGTATTATGAAATCACAGGTGGGAGGTTCAGGATCATCCCAATCTTGCAACCACCTTTTCTTTATTAATCCACCCTCTTCTGGGGTAGGATCTTGCATGTACAGGGCATTCCAGTATCTGGCTCCGTTGCTGGCTTTTATTTCATTTTCATCTATGTGGAGAACACGATCCGGTTTCCACTCTGGAAAGTAACTATGTCCCAGAGGCAAATCTAGAAGCTCGGATGCCTCTTCATCTAGCCATGCCGGGATTTTAACTACTTCCCAGGGAATCGTTTCATAGTCCGACATATCCTCCTGTTGCTTGAGAAGCCATCCGCACAGATCATCATAGTGATACCGAGTATTGATAATGACAATGGCACCATCAGGCATGATACGAGTTCGGAGACCGGCAGGATACCACTCTTTTATGAATCTGCGACCAGCCGAAGATATGGCGTCTTCCTCGGACATCGCATCATCCAGGATAGCCACATGAGCGCCCCTCCCGGCAATCTGGGAACGAACACCAGCAGCATAGTAGGTACCATTCTGATTTGTCTTCCACTTGCCAGCAGCCCGCACATCACTCTTCAGGGCGACACCCCTGAATATTTTTTGGAATTCCTCTGTATTTACTATGTCTCTGACAGAGCGACCAAAGTCACTGCTGAGCTGATCACTATGTGAGATAGTCAATATTTCATGTTCTGGATTCCGACCTATGTACCATGCTGGGAATAGTTTGGAACATATCATGGACTTGGAAGACCTGGGAGGGAGAAAGACCATCAGCCTCTTCAACTCTCCTTCTTCTATTTGTTGTAATTTTTCTGATATAACTTCTATATGTCTTCCCATCTTGAAACCAGACACAATGGAAGGAGCTACCAGACGAATAAAGGAGAGGAAATCTTTGTTACATCGGTCTTCTACTTGCAATGATAATAGGGCTTGAAGATCTATATAAGATTCTATATAGTTAGTTTGAAGATTCTCCATAGTACTATTATACACTATAAATACCTATTCCACAAGAGGAGACTATAAAAAAAATATTATTATATTACTTTATAG